GACGCACTGACGGGACAGGAGCGCGCGGCGTAGGGTCCGACGTATGGCCGCTGATCCGCTCACTCGCAAGCAACGCATGTTCGTTGGCGAGTATCTCGTCGATTTCAACGCCACACAGGCGGCGATTCGCGCGGGCTACAGCGCCAAGACGGCCGATCGCATCGGCGCGCAGCTGCTGGGGAAAACTTGGGTTGCGGAGGCTGTGCGCGAAGCGATGGCGAACCGCTCCAAGGCCACGCAGATCGACGCCGAATGGGTGCTCACGCGACTGCGTGACAACGTGGAGCGGTCGATGCAGGCCGAGCCCGTGGTCGATCGCTTGGGCATGGAAACAGGGCTGTACACGTACCAAGGCGCGGTCGCGAACAAAGCGCTGGAGCTGCTCGGGAAGCACGTCGGCCTCTTCGTGGACCGCACCGAACACACCGGCGACGGCGGCGGCCCGATCACGATCGCCGTCACGCACCGCGTCATTGATGCCGATGCGGACGCTTAGCCTCACCCGGCGCATCCCGCGGTGGGCACGCGTGCTGCAGCAGCCCGTCCGCTACAAAGGCGCGAGCGGTGGGCGCGGGAGTGGCAAGAGTCATTTCTTTGCGGAGGAAGCCGTCGAGGCCATGGTGCGCAATCCGAATTTGCGCATCGTGTGCATTCGCGAAGTGCAGCGGTCGCTCGAATTCTCGGCGAAAAGCTTGGTCGAAATGAAAATCCGTGAGCTGGGGATGCAGGGCCTGTTTGACGTCCGCGCGAACAAGGTGCTCAGCCGGTTGGGGACAGGCGTGATGATCTTCGAGGGCATGCAAGAACACACGGCCGACTCGATTAAGTCGCTCGAAGGGTTCGGCATCGCGTGGGTTGAAGAAGCCCAAAGCATCTCGCAGCGGTCGCTCGATATGCTCCTGCCGACGATCCGCGCAGAACGGTCTGAAATCTGGTTTTCGTGGAACCCCGACAAGGCGAGCGACCCGGTGGATGTGCTGTTCGCGACCGGCGCCGAGGGTTTTGTGCGCGTGCATACCACGTACCGCGACAACCCCTTCCTGCCGTCCGTGTTGCGCACCGAAGCCAAGCGGCTGCAGGCGAGTGACCCCGAAGCGTACGCGCATGTGTGGGGAGGCGGGTACGACTTGGGCAAGCGCGGACGCGTCTACTCACAGTTCGTCAATCGCGCATTCCCCGATGGCAACCTGGACGCCTCGGTCACCGACCACGGCGGCGAGGTGCTGATCGGGCAGGACTTCAACGTGAACCCGATGGCCACCGTCATCGGCGTGCGCGTGGTCGACGAGCTCCATGTCCTCGACGCGCTGCACGTCGACACGTCCAACACGTCCGAAGTCGCGGCCGAGATCCGGCGTCGCTACCCGAACCGCCGGATCATTATCTGCCCGGACCCGGCCGGCAATGCGCGCCACACCAACGCGCCGGTAGGCCAAACCGACTTCACGATCTTGCGGGCGGCCGGCTTCGAGGTCCGCGCGCCGAAAGCGCACCCGCTCATTGTCGACCGCGTGAACAACACACAAGCGATGCTGGAAGCCGATGGGCGGCGTCGCGTCCGCATTCATCCGCGCGCGGCCATCCTCGTCAATGGGCTGGCCAACATGACGTATAAGCCGGAGACGAGCATCCCCGACAAGAAAGGCGGACTCGATCACATCTGCGATGCGTTCGGCTATTTGCTGTGGCAGGAGTTCAACGTGCTCGCGCGCCGCTCCTCCTCCGTCTCCTCCTTCGCCATCGGCTGACCATGACCGCACCGCTTGTGATCCCGACCGACGGCCACGACGCCACGCAGCGGCCCGACTACCAGCGCGCCGAGTACAAGGCGCAAGCCGCGGCCCGTCGGCTGTGTCGGGCGCTGATGGCCGGCACGTCCGGCGTGCGCGCCTTGGGCGAAGTCGGCCTGCCGCGCTGGCCGTCGGAGGAAATCGCGTTTTGGAAGATGCGGGCGAGCATCACGCAGGTCGCGCGCTATTACGCCCGGATCGTACAGGCCACGGTCGGGATGATCGTCGCGGACCCGCCGACGCTGAACGACGGGGCGAACCCGCTGGTTGTCGCCGATTGGGAGGACATCGACGGACGCGGCACGCACGGCGAGGTCTTCGCGCGCCAGGTGTGCGACGACGCGATCAACGGCGGCTTCTCCGCGATTCTGGTCGACGCGCCGCCGGTGCCGGAGGGGCTGAGCCTGACGCTCGCCGACGAGCAAGCGCTGGGCCTGCGCCCGTTCTGGGTGCTGATCCCGGCCGAGCGCCTTGTGTCGTGGACCGTCGAGACGCCCGATTGGGCCGGGCTGCTGGCCGACTACACCAACGGCGTGCTGACCGCCGAGCAGGTCAAGGCGTACGCCAAGCAGACGATCTTGCGGCAGGTCGTGATCCATGAGCCGACCGATGCGCCGGCCGGCGCGTACGGGAGCGCGACGAAAGACCGGTACCGCGTGCTGCGCCTGACCGATGCGGGCGTGACGTTCACGGTGTACGAAAAGCAGATGGCGACCAACGGCGCGGGCGAACGGTTCGTCCTGATCGCGTCCGGCATGATGCGCGCGGCCGGTGGCCGACCGTTTACCGAGATCCCCCTCGCGACTGTCGAGGCGGGGCGCTTGACCGCACCGTTCGTGGCGGAACCGCCGTTGTTGGGTCTCGCGGAAGTGAACTTGGATTACTACCAAGTCTGCGCCGATCGGCGCTACATGATGCGCTTGTGCCACTCGCCGACGCTGTTCTTGGCGGGCTTCGACACGCCGAGCGACGACGGCACGGGCGCGCAGACGGTCATCAAGATCGGGCCGAATAGCGTGCTGCGCTCCAGCGATGCCTCGGCGAAAGCGTCCTACGTCGCTGCCGATCCGCGCGCGCTGGACTCGTCACAGGTGGAGCGCGAGGAGCTGATCCGCCAGATGGCGACGCTCGGCATGTCGTTCTTAGCGAAGGACAAGCGCAACGGCGTCGAGACGGCCGCCGGTCGCCAGCTCGACGACGCGGCCGAGAACGCGAGCCATGCCGTCGTCGCGCGCGGGCTGCAGGACGGGCTCGAGCAAGCGCTCAAATTCCACGCGCAGTATCGCGGGGTGCCGGTGCCGCAGATCACGGTGAATACCAGCTACGCGAGCCCGACGATCGACGCGCAGATCGCGGCCGTGTTGTGGCAAGCGGTGGTCGCGAACAAGATCGACGTCGAGACGTGGATCGAATACCTCCGCACGGGGCAACTGCCGGACGACTTCGACGCGGCAGCGTATGCGCTCGAGGTGATGGCCGCGAGCGAGGCAGAGGGCACGGTGGCCGATGCCGCGGCGACGGAACAGCAGACGGGCCACGCGCCCGTCATGCCGGTGGCGGCGTGATGGACACGCTCAAGCTCGACCAGCCGCACGCGAAAGCGCATTGCCGCGACTCGACGATCTGGCTGCTCCCGCTGGACGAGCACGAAGCCTTCCTCGCCGCATGGACGGCCGGCCGAGCGTTCGCGACGTGCGCGGGCATGTACGGCGAACGGATCACGATCAAGCTCGCCGATATTGTCGGCGTGAGCGTCTGGGACGCCGCCGCGCTGGCCGACAGCGAGCACGAGTACGCGCTGCGGAAAGCGCGCGCGATGATCGACGGGGAGGACGAGTGACCCGCCCGTTGACCGCCCTGCTCCGCACGATCGCCCGGCACGAAGGGGTGCTGCGGCAGTTGGCGTCCGCGCCGGTCAAGTGCCGCGAGACAGTGCGCGAGTACGAGGAAGAGGTCGACGCGCTCAAGATGGCGATCGGGCTCTTCGCGGTGGAGGATGTGGTGCACCCGGTGGCCGATCGTGGGTAACTTGGACGGCACCACTGACCACGAGGCGCGAATGGCTATTCGGTACAAAGAGAAGCAGGTGCCCGCGACTGAAGCGCGCACTATTCAGGTTGACGACGGCTACACGTGCGACTTTTGCGGCAAGCAGACGCAGCCAAACGTGAACGTGACCTACGGCGCCACCTTGCGCTCGATTGAGAAAGAGTCGTCGCCGTACGGCGACGGTGGGTATCGCAACGAAGAAATAGTCGATTGTTGCATCGGGTGCTGGAAAACGAAGGTGATGCGGTGGATCGCGTCGCAGGGAATCACGCCGCGCAAGCATGAAGTGGACTGGTGACCGACGCGACCTTCTGGCGGCATCTCGACGCGCTCGCGACCCGCCTCGAACCCGCGTTCGCGATCGTCTACCGGCGCGTCCTGACGCAGCTCCGCAGTCGCCTCGTGATTGCGCCGCTGGTCCGCATGTTGGGCGACGGCGACATCGACCGCGTGTTGGCGTACGTCTTCGATACGCCGGAAGCGAAGGCGATTCTGCGCGAGATCGAGATTGAGTATGCGACGGCCGTCGTGCGGACGATCCCGAGCGTCGAGCGGTTCTTGCCGACGACACCGGGCACGCTGAGCCTGCGCGTCCGTGCGCCCGTCGCCAGTCCCGCGATCACGCAGGCGGTGCGCCAGTGGTCGGATCAGTCGTTCAAGAATGTGGTCGCCGAGATGCGCGAGGGTGTGCGGGCGGTTGTCGCGCAAGGGATCACGGACGGCCTCGGTCCGCGCGCGATTGCGGTGGCACTCAAAAGCCAGACGAGCGCGATCGGCCTCACCGCGTACGACGAATCCATCATCGCCAGCTTCCGCGCCAAGCTGCTCGCGGGCGATCGGTCGGCGCTGTCGCGTGCGTTGCGCGATCGGCGCTTCGATCGCACCGTCGCGAAGGGCAACCTCACCCCGGCGCAGATCGACACGATGGTCGCCGCGTATCGCCGCAAGCTGGTCGCCCTCCGCGCCGAGACATTCGCGCGCACGAGCGCCGTGCAGGCCGCGAACGATGCGAACCGCGCGACGTGGCAACAGGCGATCGACGACGGCACGTATCGCATGGAGGAAGTCAAAGGCTACTGGATCGTCGCCGACGATGAGCGGCTGTGCCCGCGGTGCAAGGGCATCCCGGCGCTCAACGACAGCGGGCGGCGGCTTGACGAATTGTTTGCGACGCCGGAGGACGGCGACGTGCAAGGGCCGACGATTCATCCCGCGTGCCGCTGTACAATTTGGTGGAGACACGAGTCTCCGCGCTTGACGCCGCGGCCCGCTCCGGGCACGGAACGATTCATCTTCACCGAGGCTGACCGATGATCATCACGTACCACGACGAGACGGCGACGTTCACCGAGGGCGTCTGGCACAGCACGAACGACGCGCTCGCGTACTGGCTGCAGACCGCGTTTCCGACGCCGACGGTCGAAGATTTGGAAGCGCATGGGCTCTTTGCCACGCCGCCCGTCCCCCGCCCCGCCGACTAAGGGCCATGACGGCCCTTAGTGGCCACGCGCCCCCCTCCACGCGCGCGACGCGGTGACACATCGTCCGGCATCACCATCAACCCCAGCGGGGTCGCATGACGGACGAAGCACCCAGCAGCGCCAGCGGCGCGGCTCCAGTCGTACGGGACGAGAGTGCGCTGCTCGAAAAGAATCGACAGCTGCTTGAAGAGACGAAAGCCGCGAAAGCGGAATCGGCCGCGTTCAAGCACGCGATGGGCGGGCACGACGCCACGCAAATCGCGCAGCTCATCGCCGAGCGCAAGCAGAAAGAAGAGGACCTCGCGAAGAAGGCGGGCGAGTACGACAAGCTGCTCGACAAGCGCGTGAAGGAAGAGCGCGAGCCGTTGCTGAAAGAAATCGACGGCCTCAAGTCGTATAAAACAAAATACGAAGACCGCGAAGTCGATCTCGCGATCCGGGAAGCGGCAGGCAAGGCGGGCGTGATCGCGGAGGACGTCAAGCACGTCATCAAGCTCGTCAAAGGCGACCGCATCCGGTACGACGAGAAGACGGCCAAGGTGGTCGTGCTCGACGGAGACGGCGACGTCTCAGGCCTCA